ATGTTGTCCTGATTTTAGCTGTTGTAATGGTGGAAAAATAATGCCAATTGAAGTGCGGGAAAGATTCGCAGAAGCCTTTAATAGCGGCGATAAAATTGCACAAGGCCAAATACTAGGAATGGCTTTAACTTCTGTCTGTGCTGACATGGGTGTTAATGTGCATATAGTTGGTGATGAGTATGCATGAACAAAAACGATTAGTTGAGGTTTGCGCCGAATGTGGTAGGGCGAGTTGCTGGCACGGTGATATTCTGTGCTGGGAATCTAAACATGCCAATACTGAAAAGAAAACAGTGGCTGAACTTGATGAGGCAGATTTAGAACATAAGTATCTTTATTCAAAAGAAACCATTAAAAAAGTGTATGGAGAAGAAGCGCCACACGGATATGCAAATTAGCAGTTCCATTAATATAAAAATTTGTTATAATTGATTTGTGGCGTGAAGACCACTTGATTGAAATTAGTTGAAAAGGGTATTTAAGAAACGTGTAATCTTTGGTGGGCTTTCTATCAACTGATTTCACCCCCTCTTCAACGGAGGTTACATGTTCCTTAAGTATCCTTTTTTGTGTCTGTAAAACAAATATCGTTGAGGCTTGACCGCCATGTAACCAAAAGGTTGGTAGAAAGCGAACTACATTCAGACACACCCTTTCAAGTAGTTAAAGCCTGTATATATGAGTGAGCTAGATGTTAATTGTTAAAATCGTTGATTAACGATTGCAGCAACAGCAATTAAAAGGGTGAAGTCTAAACGTGATTCACATTGGTTCGATTCCAATCACTAGCTCATTCTTATATACAGGTTTACCCTCACGCCACTCGGCAATAGTTTATACGTCTACCTTCGGGAACCTCGATTGGGTTATTGCTTAAATCAGTACAATGATCGCCCATACTGAAACTGAGTTCTAAAGCCGTTATAGAGGGCTGGACGCTTCAAAGAGTGGAATGATGGTGAATCTATTTAACTTTGATAATAATAGATTACCGATGCGATGCGATGGCTCCGAAGTCATAACATTGAGGTAAAGGATCTAAACCTGTTTATTTTTGGGTTTGGGGTTCTTTTACCTTTTACTCAACAATTCACCAAAGTCATATAGGTAATAAACATGAGCAGATTAATGATGACATCAGATTTGCATCTAGGTCATAAAAATATTCACAAGTTTCGTGATCAATTCTCAACAGCAGAGGAACATCATGAAGTAGTGTTTGATAATTTCGCATCGAACATTAAAAAGTCTGATTCTGTGTTTTTTCTTGGTGATATTGCTTTTGATGATCATTGGCTAAATCGTCTATCAGAGGTCAAATGTCGTAAGAAAACACTAATATTAGGCAATCACGACACTGAGCGGTTAAGTATCGTTGATATCGTTAATTCAGGTGCATATGACGCTATTCACTCGTTATTCAGCAAGCGTAATTGCTGGTTCAGTCATTGCCCGATACATTATGGTGAATTCAGGGGTAAAGAATTAAATATTCATGGTCACTTGCATGATAAGAAAATAAGAAAAATGAATACAATAGCTACAGATTGTATATATGTGACGATGATTGACGATCACATGTACTTCAACGCTTGCGTTGAACATACAGATTATAAGCCAATTTCATTCGAAGAAATATTAGAGCGCATAAATCATGCATAAAGAAATAAAACGCCTCACCCTGCTATCTCAATGCACTCACCTATCTAAAACAGATAGAGATGCATGCACTTGGGCCATTCAACAGATAGAACCGCCAGTTGTGGAGCCTGATAAGGGTTTTGATGGCTATGATTTTAGCTCATGGCCTGAAATACCAGATCAAGCACTTTTTTCTGAACTAATCAAATCCCGAAAAGCTAAAACCGGCTGCATCATGACTCAAGCATGGATTAAACAAGTTCAGCCACAAATGCAAATATTATACGATAGTGGTATAACTATTAATCAGGCATGTGAAGCAATAACATCTAACGGCTGGCAAGGTCTCAAAGCATCATGGATTCTAGATAATTTTGAAGAAGAAGTTAAAGACGACGACATATCAATTAATAATGTTATGGGAAAAATACAGCGTGGCGAGATAACTTCGATAAGCCAAATCCCTAGCCAAGTTCAGGAAGAATTAGACAGAGCGCTTAAAGTTGGTCACATTTCAAAACAAGCAGCAAAAGACGCGCTGCAAAACATCGGGTTTGCATCATGAACAAAAATAGCTATTCCGATTTTCTGGTCAAAAACTTAAAAGCTAGAGGCCAGGACAAAGCAATATCAAACCAACACACCAGAACTTGCTGCTGTAGCAGTTGTCCCCTCGTTGCCACTATCGATTTTGGTGGTCAGAATACCTGTAGTTATCACTCTAGACAGGACTATCGTTATTGGGCCGAGATAACGATGGCAATCAATAACAACCTAGATTTAATTCGTAAGCATGCTCTAATGACCAGATGGACTACTAAAGACTGGTCCGAGCAATTTGATGTATTATCTCAATTCTATTTATGTCCGATGACCGAACTTGATCGCGGACGGCCTACCTATTATCTAAATGAATTTAGGAAAGCTATTGCGGTAAAAATACTCAATGAAGCCAGTGAGTCGAGCTATTAACATGGCTGATAAAAATAATCGCCCGTTAAGACCTAAAGCAGCATGGAGAGATTTAACCGACGAACAAGTAAAAAATTTACCTTCAACGCGAGATGAAGCTTACGCCACTGATTCTTTATATTATTACAATGGTAGTCCTTGTATCAGAGGTCACATTTCACCGCGCTATAGAACCGGCCGAACTTGTTTAATGTGCAAACATGAAGATAACTTAAAGGCAGCAAAAAACACTAAACCATCAACTAAAAATAAAATTAAGAGTATTTTACCTACTGTAGTAATGGGTATAAAGATGAGCATGTCATTAAGCGACAATAAGGAATAACTAATGAATAAATCAGTCGCAGCAATAACAACATTGGCTAAATTGTGCTCATCCATCAGTGATGTGGCTCAGATTTCAAATTTACCTGGATATATAACATCCAAGATTCTCTATAAAAATACTGGTGCGCTAACTTTATGCTGGGAATGGCAGGGAGAGATAAACCGTAATGGATATGGGAGACTATGGGTTAATGGTGAAAGGATCATGTCTCATGTTCATATGTATAAACTGTCAGGAAAAGAATTCAAAGTCGGACGAAAGATAAAATATGTGATTGATCATTTATGTGAGAATCGTCGTTGCTGTAATCCAGATCATCTTCAGCAAGTCGAAGAATCAATTAACCTAAAGCGTCGTTATCGTCGCGTAAAAAGAGCGTAATAATATGAGTGATATTAAAATGAGTGATGTGTTTGAATTGCCCACAAAGGCAAAACTAATCAATGGTGACGCTAGAATTTTATTAAGCAGTAGAAATATTATGATCACTTCCTTTTCTGGTATACCAAATGCAGCGCAACACATGGCAACAGCAATCAATGCATACGATGCCAATCAAGAGCGCATAGCTGACCTTGACGAATTGCGAAAAAACTCGATGGAATGCATTAAGTCACAACGCGATGAAATAACGGATCAGGCTGAAGAAATTAAGGCACAGGCCGCACATATTAAAAATTTAACAGAATGCCTTGAACTCTTAAATCTTGCCGTGGAGAAATCCTTAAAACACCTAACAAGGAATAAATCATGAGTGTAGAACAAAAGATAGTCGAAGCGTTAGTAGAAGAAAACAAGGCGTTGAAGTCATAACTCAGTTTGATACAAAAACGAAATCTAGACTTATTAGATTCAAACCGTGGCTTTGAATATAGCTGTGGCTTGGATAGACTTTTTGAAGTGATAAACAAAACCAAAGAACAATGCCTTGCTGATGTTAGGGCTGACGCTATCGATAAATTCACTGCAAGTCTAACCTACGGGTTTTTGGTAGGGGATGGTCGAGGAATACCGCAGGATGGTTTTAAATACGCACAACAACTAAGGGACAAAGCCAAATGAAAATCAGTACAGCAACGCCATCATTTGTTCATTCGAAATATGTGGTAGTGATTATATCGACGAAAAAGTCGCGAGAGCAAGATGCTATTTTAAGACTAAATAAACAACTGAGGAGCATTGCCAAATGAAACCAATAGAAGAAGGCTGTCTGGCATTAATAATTAATAGCCAGCTGGGAAATTCAGGTATAGTCACTGTTGGTAAATTTATCGGCAGAAATTCTATCCATTACAATAACGATTTATGGGAAGTTGATCGCCAGATAAAATATACCCAAATTCACAAAAATAAAACAACAGAAGGATTTGGTTATTTCGCTCCAGAAGCTAATTTATTGCGCATCGACGGAGAAGAATTCGAAGATGATTTTGAACAAGAGAAAATTAAGGAGTATATCAATGAGTAAACCAAGAGACCCATCATGGCTATCCACATTAATTATGTTAGCGCTTATTTGCGCGGTTGTGGCTGTTTTACTTCCTGCTGGCGCAAGTATTACTCCCCCTGATAATAATCAGGTTAAACGAGAAATCGACAAAAATGAATTTCTGATATCTCAAATTACGTACTGTAGGTTACTGGCAATAAATGGCGGCATGCCAGAACAAGCTAAGAATTATGCAGTTAAATTAAAGACATTTGATGCTTTCTATCTTGAGTTGAAAATTTTCCATGCTGGTCAGGTTATTGGTTTTCTTAAGGGTATAAATTATCAAAAGGGATTTCTGAATCCTACAAAGGATCAAGTTAAAAAATTAGCAATAGAACTATATTTTAGGCAATGTGATATAACTTTTTAATGAATAAATTAAAAGTTTTGGATTTATTTTCTGGTATAGGTGGGTTTAGTTTAGGTCTAGAAAGTACCAATGGGTTTGAAACAGTCGCTTTTTGTGAATTCGATAAGCATGCCAGGGAAGTATTGAAAAAACACTGGCCCGAAAAATTAATATATAAAGATGTGAGACTTTTAGATGCAAAAAAATATAAAGGATCAATTGACGTTGTTTGTGGAGGATTCCCCTGTCAAAACGTGTCAGTCGCGGGATATAGGTGTGGTATCGAAGGAGAAAAAACTAATTTATACAGGCAAATGCTGCGTATTATTAGCGAGTGTTTGCCACGATACGCAATCTTTGAAAATGTCACAGGTTTGCTTACTGGAGAATCAGGACGATGGTTTGCTCAGTTTCTCTATAACTTGGCCGAGGTCGGGTATGATGCAGAATGGCATTGTATATCAGCTTCCGAACTTGGCGCGCCCCATCACAGAGATAGGGTCTGGGTTATTGCCTACCCCAAATGCCAGAGACCACAAAGATGTATCTTTGAAGGGTTCAGCCTACAACGCGTCAAAAGAACGGCATACGCCAAGTTTGGCGACAGAATCATACATGTCGGGAATGAATGGCAAACAAACTGCCTCAGTCTATTGTTGGGTGATGGGATACCCACAAGGCTGGCACGTAGAGCAGTAAAACAATATGGTAATTCATTATTACCCGCAATACCGAAAATGATAGGCGAAGCAATTTTAAAACATGAATTTTTATGACAAGTAAAGGTAAATGATATGCAATATAGAAAATACAATGAAAAAGCAGACGATGCTGATGTTAGACCAACAAGTCCTTGGTCGAGTGGACGATTAAACACAAATGAAGCTTTGGTAAGTAAGCGATTAAAACGTGCTCATGATGCCTATGATGAGAAACAAGAGCAAAAGAAACTTGCTGAAGAACTTAATACGGACGCTTGGGAGATAGACGATGACTAGATTTAAGGAAAAAATGAATTCACTGTTGCATCAGGTGGCATTACTTGAGGAACTTGTTGAACAAAACCAAGCCATGCTTAACTTTCAATCGGCACAACATAATTTATTGGTTGATTTTGGGACTGAGCGCGAGAAGGAAATAATTCGTCTACAGCGTAAAATTAAAGAATTAAAATCCAAAAATTTTTCATGGCCATCAGAGTGAAGGATTATCAATTAACCAATCATAATATAGAAGGGTTTTTTAAAGAAGTTCAGAATGAACTCAAAGAACATCCTGTCATTATTGTAACAACTCAAAATGCCAGTATTGGTAAATGGGGAATGGCTAGGCTTTGGCGCTCATGGATGAGTACGACAGCCGATTATATGGCAGCTAATGGTTGCATTATGCCATTAATGCTTAAGTTTGATGGTGGTCATTATGGTAAGCGTCCGTTTAATAAGGGTGATGCGCATGAACTATTTACTTGTCAGCATCTTGGAGTTGATGCTGCTGGTATTCGCCTTAGTTGGGCCAAAAAAGACCACGATGGGATGAGAGCGGCAACCAAAGGTGAAAGGTTTAATGCGCTATTTAAACACGAAATTTGGGCCACTGAGCGAGGAATAATACTATTTAAGCCTCGTGGGTCTGAATACGATAAATTAGAACAGGAGCAAAACAAGTGAATGAACTAACTGATTTAGAGATTTGTAAAAAAATTGCTGAGATTGAGGGTCATAAGCCAGCGCCAGATGATGATTATAAGAAATGGCATTTATTCCCAAAAACTGCCCACATCCTTATTGAGCGTCACGGGAAAGATGGTTGTTATTCGGCGCATTACGACGAATATAATCCCTTATCAATATCAGATAAAACTCTATTGTGGGATTTAATGGTTAAATATCAGGTCTGTATTGAGTTTGAGACTGCTGAATATGGGATTATTGAAATATGGCCCTTGGATGCGGAAACGAGTGCGTTAATAGGAACTTACTCATCGGTATTCGATAGTTCAGATGGATTGCCCCGCGCCGTTCTGTTGGCGATTATTGAGGCGCATGATAATGGCTAAAGCAACCCTTCGCAGTAAATGTTTAAAGGCTATTCAATTGCTGGCCAGGGTATCAGCGGCGGATGGCAACGGATATTGTACGTGTGTCTCATGCGGCGATCGGTTTCACTACAAAGACGGTGACGGAGGTCATTTTATACCAAAGGGAACTAGCTCAAGGTGGGCCTTAGAGCTAGTTAATTTAGCCCCTCAATGCAAAGGGTGTAATGGCTTTGGCATGAAATACGGAATAGCGGCGCAGCAATACATGTTATGGATGATTGATAATTATGGCCGTAAACAAGTTCAGCATATGCTAGATACCAAATCTGAAATAAAAAAGATTTATAAGGCCGAATACACTGAGATGCTAAAAGACTTTAATGAACAGATAAAGCATCACAAAGAACGAATAGGTAGTTAACAACAAAGATGATAGTGATAGACCTTTTTAGCAAAACAGAGTATAACTATAAGTATGCCTAGGCTTAGCCGCCGAAGAGCTTAAACACCAATGAGCCTGGCAACTACATTCAATTGGTGATCAACTATTTGGTGATAGTTATGTTAACCCATTCACACGAACATTTTTCTCAAGCAGCTAATGTGTTTTGTTTCATATTATCCATTGTCTTTGTTATAATAATCGTTAGATTTTCAGTGAATTTAGGGATTGATACTTATGGTTGGAATATTGAAGAAATTGAAACGACCTCCACAAAAGAAGAAAAGAACGAACAATAAAACCAAAAATCCAAAACGTAAGAAAGGGAAATAATATGGCATTACTGATAGCTCTTTTATCCTGCCTCACAAGTATTATCTTGATTTTTGCCTTAGAAGAAGCAAATTGGCAGACTTTAGTGCTTGTAGCTAACATTGATATATTTTTCTTCTGGTGGGTTAGTATTAGTAATATTAATTATATTGTAAGACAACGTATGTGTTCGATCTTAGCGATATCAATATTCTTCTCTATGTTTTGGTCTCTAATTTCCCTTCTTTATGTCGCTAATGCCAGTCCAATCATTAATTTAGTGTTTGATAATTTAGATAATTATTCATATGTGTTAGGATTAATACTAACATTACTACTAATTATTGTATCCATTACGCCTTGGATTAAGAGATTATTATATGGGTTCAGAAGAATGGATAGAGCTGACACTTCTATTGATTTATTCGATAATTGTGATAATCAAAATTATCAGGACTCTGAAAAAGATCCACAATGAAACTTCTAAGAGTAAACATAAAAAATGATAAATAACACAATTGGCGCTAGCTCTATAATTACAACCGTTGGATTAAAAGTCAGCGACGAGGCCGAAGTGATAGAGTTAAGTAATAGTTGGCTCATGGCTGATTGGGGGATGCCTGATTGGGCTTTATTAATATCAATGATTGGTGGTTTGACATTCATCGCTAATAATCTGCTTAATATGTATCTAAAATGTAAGAAAAACAAGTCAAAGGATAAATAATGGCATTACATCGGTGAAGTCTGGGATTTCAACCCCAAGCCTTAGCAGTTCGAATCTGCTTAATGCCTCCACTAATTTAACCATAAGGAGAACAACATGCGATTCACCTGAATGCAATAAAGACCCACCTTAACCCTTAATGAAGTAGTACCAAAAATTAATTTATTCCATTAAGTAGAGAAAATATTATGTTGAACTTATTTGCATTAAAAATGAAAGTAAAATCACTCGCAGCTGAATCGCGAATTATCCGTGCTCAAGAGTTAAAACTCAAAGGTAAAAACTGGTGCAGTCTTGCCAACCCATTACGTGACCATCGCCGTGGCCCATTACGAGCTGAAGCCCGTGATACCCATATCGCTTACGGATACCTCAAAGGCCGAACCTATCGCCAAATGGAAGATGATCCAAAAACAGCCCCAAATTTGGAAAACATCGCCAGAATGGTTAAGAAATACGGCACTGAAGAGTTTTCTAAATCATTAGTTACCTGGTTATCTGAAAAATCAGTCAAAGTACTGGATACTGCTGCTTAACAGCATTGTCCCTTTGACGTATAATAAACTATGCCTACCGTTAGCGCGGGAAAGTCAGGATTCGTTACCCTGATTGGCATTTCAACTTTTCGTAACGATTAACCATTAACGAGGTTACACAATGAACCAAGCAGAAAGATTTCAATATGTATTAGATCTAGAAAGTAAACATCAAGAAGAAGATTTAAAACGTAAATTAGAGATATCTAAGCAAAAGATTAAAATGGAAAATCATAACTTATGTGTCAGTATTATTAGTGCTCAAACTACTGCTATTATCATTGCTGGCTTATGTGGGGTGGGTGAATAATGGCTATAGGTGCAATCCCTGCGTTTCTAACTAGAAGACTTGTAAATGGGTTTACAAAATCCGAATATGCAATCCCTAGATGGATAGGTCAATCTGAGTATAATGATTTTCAAGGTAATGATATTATGTGTGGTTTTTATTACAATCAAACCATAATCGAATCCACCAGATTGGAGTTTTAAATAATGACCACCATCGCTTTTCATTATCAGGACGGACAGATAGCAGTTGATAGTCGGATGGTGAGTTATGGACTAGTTAAGTGCGACACGTTCGATAAGACAATGAAAAATGAGCATGGAACATGGGTTTTTTGCGGAAAAGCTACTGATACCAAAGACCTATGTAATTTAAAGCACAATGACAAAGTTGACCCAATCCCAAATTGCTCAGCTTTATTAATATCGGGAGGGAAATGTTACGAAGTATCTGTTAACAATGATGGTTATTGTGAGCACTTTGAGTTGTCTTTTAATGAAGCACAAGGGTCTGGCAGTGAATTAGCTCTAGCGGCTATGGACTTAGGGAAAGGTGCAAAGCAAGCCGTTGAATACGCAATGACACGTGATATTTATTCAGGCGGTAAGATTCAAGTTATAGATGTTAAAACCGGTAAGGTTATATCGTGAAAAGGAAGAAAGTCAGGATATCAATAGGTAAAGAATACGTAGATATCACTATACAATTCGACGAAGATGAAATTAGTGATCCAGGGTTGGTAGCGGGCCATGCATTTTTCACCGCTTATGAAAAAGGTTTGATAAAAATAGAAATTCAAGATGTCGACAACGAAGAACAACCTGACAATAGTGGAGGATTACATTAATTATGGATTGCCACAAAATACGATATAACACTAAGAAAGAAGCTAAGACTCATTTCAAAACAATGAAAAATCTCATTGGCAGAGGTAAGCCAAGTTATTATATATGTGAAAGTTGCAACAAGTGGCATAGGACATCATTAACAAAAGCAAAACGTAAATCTTTTAGAAAGATTTTAAACAATATAGGAATACGCACTGGTCAGATATGGGAATATGAAAACGGCAACACCATAGAAATTATTGAGCCACCAAAAACATTAAAGGGATTGGGTTTATTCCAATATAATTTCACGTTAGTTAAAGACAGTAAGTACGATTAAACATTAAGTCACTGATGACAAATATAGGAAATTATAATGGGTAAAGGTATAGATTTAGCAAGACAAGAATCACCAGAACATGCACAACTGTTGGATGATTTTAAAGATCAACTTTTGATTGCTCTAATAAACAGACATGCAGTCAAAGGCAAATTAACCATTCCTGTTAAAGAAGTTGATGCAACCGGTGGCCTTATGTTGGCAATGAGTGTTACAGACGGTGTTTTCAATTTTGAGATAAAAAAGAAGAATTGATTGTGCTAATTGAATTCATAGATTTATACATACTCCTTTCCGATATGAGACTTTTGGGAGCTAATCCCTTAGAGTCAATATGTGTGATATCAAAAGGATTAGAATCAGGTTGGCCAGCGTGAATTATTTATATAAGGAATTAAAAATGTTTAATGTAAAAATTTTAGTGTTAGTTGTTTTGTTATCGTTGACTGGTTGCTCAGTATTAGGATCGGCGGTTGGCAAAGCTGCAAAAGTTAACGATGACGTACTTAAAGCTGCTGAGTTTTCCATTTGTAACGGCGCAAGCGTTGGAAGTGTTAAGCGCCGATTTAATACGCCTGAACTAGCTAAGCTTTGGCGTGAACTGTGCGAAGAAAAGCAAGGATTCTCGCTATGAAAGAATCAATATACAAATACATCATCAAAATAAAAGATGGTGACGGCTTTATTATTGGTTATCAGGTAATCAAAAACAAATCTTACCTTATCAGGCGTTACAATAAGCGTGTTGAAATAAAAACAACTGATGAGCCATATGACGGCGCAACCGGTGCTATGGACATTGATAGTTTTGGCTGGCTTTTTCACGATGTTTTGTGCCGTGACGGCTGTTTCATGGATGGGTCTAAGTGTACCAATTGGCAAGCATCAGCGATACTCCGTGATATACTGGCTGATGAAGGACGCTGGTTCAGAGCAAGAAGTTGGTTTATCGCCACATGGTTATTCGGCGGCGGTAAGGCCAGAGATAATGGGATGTTTTAGATAGTTATACGGTGGTAGACGGGCAAGGTGAACTAGGCGCGCACTGGCTCTTTGCGGAAATTACGATGTGGGTAGGCAATTTGAGGCGAGCAGCTATCCTAGTAAGGACTTACAGAAGTTAGAAAACCAGTAGCAGAATCAGAAGCAACCAGGCACTTAACGTCAATCGGGTGGGAATTCCGTTTAAATTTAAACTAATTGTTGAGGTAAAATAGTATGCAACAAGTTAATGAACTTTTAGATTTCAATATTAATACTCCAAGTGATAAAGAATTAGTAGAAGCTTTTGAAAATGAATCTGCTAGGTTACATGAAGGTATGAAAGGTATCCACAATAAATATAATCCCCTTAAACAAGAAATTTCCTTACCTGCAACCACACGCAACCAAAAGAAACGTGCTCACCGTAAAGCTCGGGGACATGCATAATGCCAGTTAATAGACCAGTAATCAGAGATGTCACGAGACAAGTAATCTCAAACGTAATACGAACGGGATTACCTATTCCCCTTCTTGATATGCCTCTTGATGGAAATCTAATTCTAAGACATGGTGTCGGTGCTGCAACGTTTACCCGCTCAACTACCGGCACGTTTGTCGATAAAAACGATGGCTTAGTAAAAACAGCCGCTATCGATGCCGCTAGATTTGAAGCTGACGGAGTATTAATTGAGGGGGCTAGTACTAATCTGTTATTTAGAAGTGAAGAATTTGACAATGCTAGTTGGGCTAAAGGATCTACAGGAGCTGGCACTACTCCTGTAGTAACTGCAAATGCTGGTGTAGCGCCTGATGGCTCTATGACAGCAGATAGAATTCAATTCGCGATAGGTTCTAATGTTCTCGGAGATAGGTCGTTTATTAGACAGTTGGTTAATACAACGGCAGATTATGATATTGCAATTTATGTTAAGAGCAATACAGGAAGTAATCAGGAAATTGCAATACAACGGGAAGGGTCAACGTCTTCAGCGTTTACAGTAACAAATGAATGGAATCGCATCAGTTTAACGAGAAGTTTCAATGGAGCGAATTTTCTAGGATTAGAATTGCGAGGAACTACGGGTTCAGGAGATTTAACGTCTGACATACTTGTTTGGGGAGCGCAAGGAGAAGAATTACCGTTCGCATCATCTTATATTAAAACAACCACAATCGCAGTAACACGAACAGCAGACAATCTAAGCATTACCGCCGTTGGTAATTTTAATCAGGCTCAAGGGTCTATAAGTTTAGATATTATCTTGCTTGCAAAAAACACAGCAAATCAATTCTTTTACAGTGTCAATGATGGAACTGAAACCCATAGACATACAATGAATAGAAATGTTGGCGCTCCCAGTGGTCAATATTTTATACAGGCAGGCGCTGTTCAGATGAATCAACAACCTGGCGATGTCCCATTGAAGTTTAACTTTGTAGAGACATACAAAGTTAATGATGTAAGGATATTTGTAAACGCTGCGCAAGTAGCGAATGATACATCTGTAACTCTGCCTGTTGGATTAACTTCGATAGACATAGGTCGGCGCGTAGACAATATTACATATTTATTCGGACACGTTAAAGATTTAAGAACATATGATGTAGTGTTAACTCCCTCGCAAGTTCTTGCATTGTGATATAATTACCTTCTCAACAGAGGATTAAGAAATGTTTACAGCAGAATTAGCCGCAGACGGTCAAACAGGTGAATTTACCGCGACAGGTAGCTTCAGGGTTCATCTAATTGGTACGTTTGGTGCCGGTACAATAACCCTCCAACAAAAGATTAATAACACCTTTGAAGATATTATAGGCACGGCGCAAACAGCGGATGCTGATTATATTTTCGAGTCACCGGACGAGGGCGGTATTTACCGTTTTGATTTAGCAGGCTCTACCACTCCATCGCTTGTATTATCTGCTTTAGGCAAAGTAGAAGCTAACAGAAGCTTCGTATAAGGCTAAATAATGGCAACCATCACTATAAAGATACCGCCTTCTCTTGTTGACCTGAGATTCAGTTCAAGCAAAGACCCTTCAGACGTATTCGATTACGATATGGACTTCACGCAACTATTACAATCTGATGGCATTGCATCAGTGACAGTAACCGCAAAGAATCTAACAATAGATTCAAGTAGTTTCTCAGGTAAGGTTGTGACTTTCTTTGTATCTGGCGGCACAGATGGTCAAATCGGCATTGTGACTACCAAAATTGTAACCACCAACACAACCCCAAGAACATTCGAGCGGTCATTCAAAATAGAGATAAAGGAAAAATAATGTTAAATTGTGTAGCTGCAATTCAATTCGCTGAAGACAAACAAACATTCGTTTTAGTGTCTGGTGATAACAGAGTAGAAATCAGAAAGACAAAGGCGCTTACAAAGTTCGTAGAAGATGCACCGGAAATCACCGCTGATATCCTATTGGGATTAACTGATGTTTGGTTCCCTGGAGAACAACCTAAAGACGGTATTGAAGAAGCTAAGTTTATAGAAATAAAAGAGGAGAAGTAAAATGGCTCAGGATAAAAATTCAAAAAATAGTAACCATAAAAATAGAAAGCGTGGTTCTATAAAAGTGATTGTTAAAGTTACTCCGCCTAAAAGACGAAAGCGGAAGAGTAGAAAGTAATGCCGAGGAAGCTAACAGTCAAACAGGAGGCATACAAGAACAACCGTATTGAAGGTATTGGGGTGTCTGCTTCATATAAGGCTGCTTACAACTGTAAAAAAATGTCAGACAAAGCAATTAGCGTGGAAGCAAATAAACTTGAGCAAGACCCGAGGATCGCCCTAGAATTAGAGACAAAGCGCAAGGAAGCAGCAGAAAGGTCTATGGTGACCATAGAAGACGTTGTAAATGGTCTTCTAATTGAAGCACAGGCTAATGGTAAAGGTTCAAGTCAATCGGCCCGTGTAGCAGCATGGAAAGCCTTATCTGATTTCACTGGCGGTTTTGACGCTAATAAGGTTAAGACTGAACTGACTGGCGTTGGTGGTGGTCCTGTTGAAACTATCACAAGGGTGGAGCGAATAATTGTCGATACTCCAGATACCAACAGCTAGAATATTTCAGCCTCTCCTGCAACCATCACGATATAAAGGTGCTCACGGTGGTCGTGGTTCAGGCAAGTCTCATTTCTTCGGCGAAAAACTAATAGACGATAGCCTTTATGAAAAAGGTCTATTGTCTGTCTGCATTCGAGAAGTACAAAAGTCCCTCAAAGATTCAGCCAAGCGTTTACTAGAAGCAAAGTTAAAATCATTAAGATTAGGTGAGGCCCAAGGCTTTAAGGTTTTCAATGAGTGCATACAAACACCAGGTGATGGCATTATTATCTTTCAGGGTATGCAGGACCATACAGCCGAATCAATTAAGTCATTAGAAGGTTTTAAACGAGCCTGGGTGGAAGAAGCTCAAACATTGTCTGCTACTTCACTAAGATTATTGCGGCCAACAATTCGAAGCGATGGCTCTGAATTGTGGTTCTCATGGAACCGGAGAAGAAAAACCGATCCAGTCGATGTCATGCTTACGCAAGGAATATTACCAACTGGTGCAATAGTGGTGAAATCCAATTGGTCCGATAATCCTTGGTTTCCTAGTGTATTAGAACAAGAACGCCAAGACTGTCTTATAGCTACACCAGACGAGTATGATCATGTTTGGGATGGTGGTTATGCTACTATTACCGAAGGTGCTTATTATGCTGCTAATTTAGCGTTAGCTAAGTCAGAAGGTAGGATAGGACGAGTTGCAGCTGACCCATTAATGACTATTCGATTATTCGTTGATATCGGCGGTACTGGTGCCAAAGCTGATGCGTTTACAATATGGGCCGCGCAATTCATTGGCAGAGAAATACGGGTATTAAACTATTATGAAGCTCAAGGTCAACCGTTAGGCGCGCACCTAGAATGGATGAGAAAAGAGGGTTACGAACCAGGCAAAGCTCAGATATGGTTGCCTCACGATGGCTCTACAAATGACAGGGTTTTTGACGTATCATATGAGAGTGCGTTAAAATCAGCTGGTTATCATGTTACGGTGGTGCCAAATCAAGGCAAAGGCGCGGCAATGGCGAGAGTTGAAGAGTCGCGGCGCTTGTTTTCTTCCATTTGGTTCAATGAAGAAAAATGTAGCGGCGGTATAGATGCACTAGGCTGGTATCATGAAAAGAAAGATGAAGTGAGAAACATTGGTTTAGGTCCGGAACATGATTGGGCGTCACATGGCGCTGATGCATTTGGTTTAATGTGTATCGTATATAAACCACCGGACAACAGCGAGCCATTAGAAATACCACAAAGCAGAGGGGGATGGATGGGTGCCTAGAGAATTAAAAATACCAACAGGCAAGACTAAAGATGAAATCATTGCCAATTTTATGGAAGATTTCGATCTCGCATTCACTGCTGAAAGTCGTAATCGCATCGATATGGTTGATGATTTACGCTTTGCAGCGCTTGACCAATGGCCCCGAGACATTCAGAAAGAGCGCAAAGACCGGCCGATGCTAACACTTGACCATATTGGCCAATCAGTCCGCAAGATTATGGGTAACATTCGTCAAAACATGCCATCAATTAAAATCGATCCCGTTGATGATGGAGCTGATAAAGAAACTGCTGATGTGATGGAAGATTTAACCAGGCAGATAGAACAATCATCTAATGCTCGCAACGCCTACATAAACGCAGCTAAATTTCAGGTTAAAATGGGCTTTGGGGTATGGCGTGTCAATACAATAGTGAACCAAGATGATATATTTGACCAAGATATAGTTATCCTCCCAGTTAAAAACCCGTTTACATATTATTTCGATCCCGACGCTATCCAGCCGCAAAAACAAGACGGCCGGTTTATGATTATCAGCGAAACGCTGTCAAAGAAGAAATTTGAGACAATGTTTCCAGATGTCGATATACCTCTTGGTATTCCTAACCAGGGCATAGGTGAGACTCAAACCAGATGGTATGATTCGGACTCGATACGAATTGGTGAGTATTTCATTAAGAGCAAGAAAAAGAAAAACATTACTCAATTATCTAATGGCATAGTTGTTAACACTGATGAAATCACAGATGAAGATATTGAACTGTATCAGGCTCAAGGCGTGACACCGGTTAAAGACCGCGATGTTGAGGTTGATGTAATAGATTGGTACAAACTAACATCGTTTGAAATCCTTGAGCATATCGAGTGGCCCTCTAAATTCTTCCCTGGCATTCCTGTCTATGGCGAAGAGGATAACATCGAAGGTGAAACACTTATTCGTGGCATCGTGAGACCAGCTAAAGACCCGCAACGCATGTATAACTACTGGAACAGCGCGGCGGCTGAAACTATTGCATTACAACCAAAAGCACCATTTTTAGTTACTGCTGACCAAATCAAGAATTATAAACAATTCTGGGAGCGGGCCAATAGTGATAACTTGCCTTATCTGCCTTATGAACATGACGGCAAAGCTCCACCTCCACAGCGTTTAAATCCACCAACTATGCAAAGCGGATTGTTAGCACAGGCGGCTATCAGTGCGCAAGATATCCAACAGGCAACCGGCGTATTCGAAGCTGCACAACAAGCAACACCTGAAAATCGTTCAGGCCGCGCGGTTATCGCTCTGCAACAAGAAGCTGACTTAGGTCAATCCCTGTATATGGATAACTTAGCGCAGGCCATAGAACATACCGGACGAGTCATACTAGATTTAATCCCCAAATACTATGATACTCAGCGAGTGATTAGATTACGTGGTGAAGATTCAGGCACTCGATTTGTTGAGATTAATAAACCTATTCTTACGCCTGATGGTCTGAAAATTCAAAATGATTTAACCCGTGGTAAGTACGATGTAAGGTCTAGTGTTGGACCATCATTCAAAACACGGCGAATCGAGGCTGCTTCGTCAATGGTCGAGCTTGGTAGAGTATTTCCTCAAGTTATGCAGGTTGCTGGCGATTTGGTTGCTAAAAATCTCGATTGGCCTGGTGCTGATGAATTAGCAGAGCGCTTGAAGAAGTTATTACCACCAGGAATTGCAGACGATGAAGATTTAACACCGGAGCAACAGCAAACGCTCCAGCAACAGAGAGACCAACAACAAGCTCTTCAGCAAAAATCTATAGAATTGCAATTCGCTGAACAGCAAGCTAAAATAGAGAACACGACAGCCGACACAGCCACTAAACAGGCAAAAGCGGTTAACACTTTCAGCGAAACCGAACAGAACGATGTTGAAAATGCTGTTCAGATGGCAGAGTTAGCCGCCGCAGCCGGTAATCAACAAGCGCTTAACGAGGCTCTTGTTAATGTTATTGCTTTAGTGAGAAACAGTGCCGGTAATCAAAACCCAACTGCTGGGGTTCAGCAGGTTTAATTCGTGAGAACGTATCTATGAGTGAAGATCTACAAGGCGAGATCAAAGCAACGCCTAGCCATGATGAAAAAGCAGCCCCATCACCTGCAACGGAAGCTGAAGTAAAACCGCAAGGTCAAGCAGAAGCAAGCGCAACCGAAAAGCCTGAAGAACCCAAAAAGGTTAATAAGGTACAAGAGCGCATTAATCAACTAACACGCGATAAACGCGAACGCGATCTAGAAAATGCAGCGCTGAAAGAACGGCTCGATAAGTTAGAGCAAGCAAAACCGGAAGTTAAACCGGTGGAGCGGGTTGCACCCAGTGAGGATGATTTTGATACCTTACAGGAATATCACACGGCAAATGCACAGTATTATGCAGATGTTTCAGGTGATGCAGCTGATAAACGTATTTCAGCGTCTGATAGTGCAAATAAGGAAACAGCAGCGGTAGCGCAACGAAATAAAGATATTGAGACAAAGAAGGCGGCATTTGAAGTGAACCTTGAGGGTAAACGAGCCAACTTTGAAAATTTCGATGAAGTTGCATATGGTCATGGTTTTATAGATTTAGACCTAGCGGAACAAATCTTTGAAATGGATAAAGGGCCAGAAGTTGCTTATCATCTTGGTTCACACCTTGATATAGCTGAAAGAATATTTGCATTATCGCCGGTTCAAAGAGCGCGTGAGTTGACAAAACTGGAATTCCAGGTCGAAGCATTAACACCTAAGAGGGTGAGCGATGCACCTGATCCGATTAATCCGTTGGGTAACTCTGAAACGATTCAGACCGATCCCGATAAGATGAACGCGGATGAATGGCGAGCCTGGAGGAATAAACAAGTACATGGCTAAATAAGGTGAAAACTCATGGCTAACACATTACTAACACCAACGGCGGTGACAAGGGAAGCACTTCGCATCCTTCACCAGAAGTTGAACTTCATCGGTAACATCAACCGACAATACGATTCACAATTCGCAATTGAAGGCGCGAAGATTGGTGAAACTCTCACAATCAGGCTACCTAACGAATATACTGTTCGAACAGGTAAAACAATCGCCGTTCAAGATACAGACGAGCAAAGCGTAATTTTAACATTAGCCACTCAAAAGGGTGTTGATGTTGAATTTAGTTCAGCGGATCTAACATTGAGCTTAGACGATTTTAGTAAGCGAATTTTAGAACCAATGATGACTGTCTTGGCAGCAAACATTGAATCTGATGCGCTTTCTATGTTCCTGGATGTATTTAACCAAGTTAACAATATAGGTAGCGCGTCTACATTCAGAACTATTCTGGATGGTCGTAAAATACTTGTTGATAACCTGGCAGGAGCGACCAACCTGAAAATCAACTTAGATACACAGACTAATGTTGATATGGTTGACGTGCTTAAAGGTCTATTCCAAGACTCCGCCAGTATTTCTAAGCAATATCTCGAAGGTATGCTTGGTCGTACAGCTGGTTTTGAGTTCTTCGAAAATACATTGATGCCGCGCCATGTTACCGGTACGGATGATGGAACAGGTGACTATCTAACCGATGGTGCAGCCCAGACTGGCAAGACATTAGTAATCGACACCGGTACAGGTACGCTACTTAAAGGCGATATCTTTACTATCGGTGGCGTTAATCGAGTTCATCCTGAAACTAAAGTTGATACTGGTAATTTACAGCAATTTGTTGTTACCACTTCTACTGGAACTTCGGCAACCTCGTTAGCGTTTGAGCCTGAAATCATCCCAACTGGTGCGCGTCGAAACGTAACTAACGCGGCTGCTGATGGTCAAGCAATCACTAAAGCTGGTGGCGTTTCCGCAACTCATGACATCTCATTAGGTTATGCGTCTGATGCATTTACATTTGTAACTGCTGATTTGCGTATGCCTCGTGGTGTTGATTTTGCTGCTCGTGAAGTGATGGATGGTATATCAATGCGAATCATTAGTGATTACGATATTACTAATGATCAATTTCCAACACGTATTGATGTTCTGTATGGATTTAGGACAATCCGTGCTCAAATCGCTGTACGTTACGCGAATAACTAAGGAGAGCCATCATGGCATTAGAAAATCTAAGTAAACAAAGCACTGAAGGCTGTGTAGCTCCTGGCTTACACCAAGAAGTTATTCAAAGCATCGGCACGACAGAGCGTCAATTGCTACCGGAGGAATCTGGTTCATTGATTATTCTGGATGCATCAGATCAAATCACTGTCAGGTTACCAACTCCGGTTGCTGGTATGCAATTCGAGTTTTTAACTACAGTTTCAGTAACATCAAGTGATACTCATAAGATTATTACTAATACCATTGCTAGTGAGTTTATTATTGGCGCTATTGATAGTTCATCAGCTGCTGTTGCAGAGGGTGGTGATTCATTCGTAGCCAATGGAACAACTCATGTTGCTGTTACATCGGCTGGGTCAACAACAGGTGGGCTAGTAGGTCAGCGTATTAAATTGACTGCCATTTCAGCTACTCTGTGGTCCGTAACTGGCGTATTGTTTGGTTCTGGTACGTTAGCAACGCCTTTCGCAACCTCGTAAATCTAACGCCCAAGGATGGGCTTTAATTTTGGAGTTATAACATGGTTTTAGAAACATGCCGCTATCGCTTAGTCAATGGTAAAGTGATTACAAAACTGTTTGGTATGAAAGGTAATGATTGGGATATCGAACCAGGTTGGCACCATTCACCAAAAGACGCAAAAAAGGCAGCAACAGAACAAGCACCTGAGACGGTTATTGCCCAAGTCACTGATGACAAATCTAAGGCAGTTAAAGTTAGCCGTTTCGCACGTAAACTAGCTGATGACTTGGAAATTGATGTAAATAAGGTAACAGGTACAGGAAAAAAAGGAGTCATAACAAAAGACGATATCACCAACCACTATAATCTAGAGGTATCAGAAGATGGCAACGGCACAGGATCTGATTAATAGCTCTGCTAAGCAAGCAGGTATTTTAGCCGAAGCGCAAGCACTCGAAGGCGGAATTAATAAGGATGCGCTAGATCGCCTAAACAGATTAATTTCTCGTTTTCAGAACGATGGTATTTTTCTTGGTTTATCTACATTAGATTTTGCTGATGAATTATTTATTGATGATGCTGATGAAGAAGCTTTAGAGCTAAGTTTAACGATGCGACTAATGGTTAGACATCGTAGGCCAATCCAAGCAGGCTTATCAGAAGCCACAAGGACAGCGGTAACAGAACTTCAAGCTAAATACACCACCATTCAAAAAATGCCACTAGATAGAGCTTTAACGCGCAAATATCTACCACGCAAACGTACCTTTGATTCGACGGAATAACAATGGCTATCGGCGTACCCATTCCATTAATAGGACCAACCTATACAAATAGATCATTACCTGTTTCATCACAGGTAACTCAGAATTTCTATATCGAATTTAATCCACAAGGCAATGAATTTGTATCATTCCAGCCGTTCCCAGGCTTAAAGCCGTTCTCTACCGGTGACGGATTAAATAGGGGTATGGGTAAGCTTGATAACGTTTTATACACTGTCTCCAGTGGAACATTATTTAAAATATCTTCAATAGGTCTTCAAACATCTATAGGAAGCATAGAGGGTGTTGGTAGGTGTAAGCTTGAAGAAGATCAGGTAGGGAATCTAATTATCACTACTGGTGTGGGGAAGCCGTTTCAGTATGATGGCACAACGTTAATTCAAGGTACAGATGTTGACTTACCAAACGCAAGTACTGTGACTTATATAAACAGACGGGTGGTTTATGATGGTACTAATGGCGATATAGCATTCGCAGATTTAAGCGAACCGCTTACTGTAAATAGCGCAAACGTGATAATTGCAGAAGCGAAACCGGACAATATGAAAGCGGTTTTCGCTTATAAACAACAAGTTTATGCTTTTGGCGAAGAGAGTATCCAACCGATGTATAATAGCGGAACCGGAAACCCTCCTTATACTTTTATCTTAAATTCTACGCAAGAAATAGGTATTGATGCGATACATTCGATAGGATCGAATAATAAATTTATTTACTTCCTCGGTAGTGATTTGATCGTATATCAGATCACAGGTTTAGCCATTAACCCAATAGGAAATCCAGCAATAGGCCAAGAGATAGCTAAATATCTAAAAACAGATGATGCGTATGGAATGTGTTTTACTTTAGATAACCAGAATTTCTATTTACTCTCTTTCCCAACTGGCAACCAGACTTGGCTGTTTAATGAAGAATCGGGCATGTGGACTAATCTCGCGTTCGGCACAGATGGATCGCAACACTTAATAAGTGATTATCAATCTGTCTATGGTAAGCATTTGGTAGCTGATCGCCGTAATGGTAATATTTATGAACTTGATTTTGAAACCTTCACGGACAACGGTGATCCGATTCAGCACCGTAGGGACACGATAACTATCAACGGCGGCACATTTGGCAGAGAAGGTGCTAAGGTGTTCATGGATAGGCTGGAATTGATGATAGAAACAGGAACTAGCCTAGTTACTGCTGAATCTCAGATGATAATGCAGTATTCAGATGATAATGGCAGGACGTTTAGCTCAGAGCGTTTTATATTTATAGGTGCCCAAGGCGAGTTTAGGCATAAATTGGAATGGTTTGGACTTGGATTTTTTTATAACAGGCAATTTAGATTCACGATGAGCGACAACATTAAATGGGTATTACTATCAGCTCATGCAGATATGGAGTTAGACATTGGCTAAAGTTGATCCGTTTGTAATACAGTGGCCGGACAAATGGATGAATGATAACGAAATTCGTCCTGTAATAGAATACCTTAATAGGTTTCTTCACGACTTATTTATTAGGACGGGCGGCGGAGACGACTTGATAGAAGAAGTTGTTGAAACCACAGCAGCCGAAGCAGATACATCAAGATTACTTTCTACTATCAATAAATTAGAAAGAAGAGTCAGGGATTTAGAAGAATCAACTGATACTGATGAGTTAAGAACAAAAGTAGCCAATTTAAATCAGAAGGTGAATCAATTGATTAATGAACTATTAACAGCGGTAAAGGCTTTAGCACCAGATTTAGAACAGGAGTCTGAAAAATTAGTTCTTCTAGGTAATTTACTTGATGAAGTGAAATTATTAAATGCAAGAATAGAAGAAGCATTTGAAACTAAGTTAGATGGGGATGATATATAATGTCTCAGATTGTGTTAAAAGATGGGAAGACTGGGAAAACTGCTGAAGTTGATGTCAATAATAAGTTAAAAACTTTCTCTACTTCACAACCAGAAGAAACTACCGCAGCGCTCAACGGTGATACATTTACTATTAACACTGGCGATATAACATTAACAAGCGCTAATGAGTCTGGTGTTCTTCATGTTGTTAACATCGACTCAGTGCCTTGGATTCTTACGAGATTATTTTTTAATGTTGGTGCTAGTACAAGTGGAACCGGTTTTTGGAGATTAAAGGTTATTAAAAATGCTAGTGCTGGCACTTTAATTTCAGGAGGAACTGCTATTACTCCTGAAAATCTTAATTTTGGAGATGCTAAGACTTTAACTTCTACATCTCTTAAGGGAGTAGAAGGAGACACTGTAACGGATGGGATTGATGTCATTAACAGTATTATACCAGGAGCTTCTACCCGTGTATTAATTGCCAATAATCCACTTATAATTGAACCAGGGTCTACTGTTTCTGTAACAATTACGCCCCCTGCATCGAACACAAGTTTTTTAACTCAATCAGGGTTCGTATTAATTAGATTTATGGAGTAATGAAATGGCACAAATAACTGGCCCAGATGGGAGAGTTGTAAATGTTGATGATGACAATCGTTTAACTGTTTTTGCAGACACCCAAGTATGGGCAGCACATAGAAATAGAGAAGGTGGGGCATTAAGCGTTCATTTTTCAGTGACACCTGTGGGGGTCAATGATTTTTTTTGGTATTTCAGGAATGATGGACTTTCTGATGTTTTTATCGATAAGATTAGACTCGCCTCTACTGTGGCAACAGAAATTACAATAGAGCATGTAAGTGGTACTGCTGTGTTTGTATCTGGAACAACTCCTGCTGTCACGAATAAAAATTTGGGTAATCCGATTTCTTTAACATCTATAAATACATTTGACACAGATATAACAGGTCTCACATCGCTTGGTATTATTTATTTCGAACAAATAGCAGTAGCTGATACTAGGTATACTTTAGAGTCTTCCAGTAATATTATCATCCCGCAAGGCCAGGCTGTAGCATTTAAGCGTGTAGCTGCAACTGGTTTAATTGACTGCGTAGTCTCTTTGGTTATTGATAGTGGAGTCGTAGGACAATGACCGCTCCGGTAAATATTAAAGATTCTAAAACAGGTAACACTGCTAAAGTCAGTAAAGCTGGACAGTTGATAGTTGCTCCAATTCAATATAGTGATCCCATTAGTAAATCTTTAAATGCCATTAATACCGCTTTTAATTTTGTTACACCAGAACAAAATAAAAGTATTGTTATAACTGATATTATTGCAAGTGCTGATAAGAATGTAAGCAACACCACTCCTGCCAATGTTGTAATATATGAAGCACTAGCTGCTGACACACTAACAGTAGATGAAGCAATAGTAATTCCTCAATTAGTAAGAGCTAGTAATGTATCTTTCACTGGTTTAAACATATTGGTTCCTGAAGGTAAATGGATCAACGCTAAAACAGATGATGCTAATATATTGGTAACAATTATGTTTTATCGAATATCGGCAGAGGATGTCTAATGGCTATAACCAACAAACAACTAGTAGACAATAAACAGACCACGTTGGCGGGAACGCCTGAATCTGTTTATACATCACCTGCTGAGCAAAAAGGAACATTGATTACTAATTTCACAGCGGTAAACTCGACAGCAGTAGCTAGGACATACAAAGCATTTATTGTAACTAGCGGTGGTTCGGCCGTTCTCCCGCTAGTACCGACAACAACAATTTTAAAAGATGATTCAGATGTTCCTCCTGAAATATCAGGGCAATTTATGCCAGCTGGATCTAAATTGTTCGTAGAGACAAGCGCAGCAACTTCAATTAGTTTTACTGTATCAGGACGAGAAATATCATGAAGAATTTTTATAGATTGGCTCAAAATATGGACGTCAATCCATTAATGTTAGCGCTTAAAGTTAATGCTGAGTTATGGAATGAAAACAAATTAAGAACAGAACATGAAGGAACTCCACATAGTGAAGTTAATGATATTTGGCTTAGATTTAATGATTTAATCGGTAATGGTGAGAATGTAATTGATGATAGAGAAAGCATTAACTATTCTGCCATTTACAAACTACCAGAGACGCGTAATTTAATTTTATGGCTAATGACCAGGGTGTCAGGGGTGCGATTAGGCAGGTGTTTAATAACAGAATTGAAACCAGGAAAGAAAATATCCCCCCACGTCGATATGGGAGCGCCAGCAGATTATTACGAGCGATACCATGTTGTCATAGCTGGACATAAAGGAAGTATATTCAGAGCCGGTGATGAACAGGTAACGATGTTGACCGGAGACATCTGGTGGTTTGACAATAAACAAGAGCACGAAGTGATAAATAATAGCGCAGATGATAGAATTCATATGATCGTTGATATTAGGAGCTTAAAGTGATCACATTTGCAGTCGAATCTTTTACCGAGAATCTTACGGAACTAAAGACTATTCTACCTTTGCATTACAAGGAGTTAGCACTTGACCAAGGTAATGTTCCCCTTTCTCCACAATATGATGTTTATGAGAATCGCGAAAACGCAGGAGAATTAACTTATATCACAGCAAGAAAAAATGGCGAATTAATCGGTTATTTTATCGGGTTTATCGCTCCTGGCTTGCATTACAGTACTTGTTTAACTTGTATTATGGATATTTTTTATATTCACCCAGAGCACAGAGGTTCAAATTTTGGGTGTGAATTGTTTGGTTTTGTTGAAAAAGAATTATTAAGACGTGGAGTTAATCGCTGGTTTGTTGGCTCAAAAGTACATTTGGATGCTAGTTGGTTTTTTGAAAAATTAGGTTTTGATCGGGTAGAGATTACATACTCGAAGTATATGGGTGATTGATATGGTAGCAGCAGCAGTAATAGGCGCAGCAGTAATAGGCGGGGTTGTAGGTGTCAGCTCTTCAAAAAGAGGTGCTGCTGCTACCAAAGGAGCAGCCGAAGCTGGAATATTAGAGCAAAGAGCCGCTAGAGAAGCATTTGAAGCTCGCACTGAACCATTTCGCGCACTCGGTGTTGCAGGTGCCGAACAATTAACCAGTTTTCTTCAAGATCCCTCACAAGCATTAGACAATCCGGTAGCTAATTTTTTACGTGACCAGGGATTTGAACAAATCCAAGAAAGCGCAGCCGCAAGAGGTCGTTTAGGTGCTGGAGGTACACTTCAGGATTTATCCAGATTTCAGACTAATTTAGCCGGTACACTACAGAATCAGCGGTTTAACCAACTATTCAATGTCGCTGGTTTGGGGGCAAATGTAGCCGCAGGACAAGGTACAGCTGCATTACAAACAGGAACGAATATAGCAAATTTATTAGGGGTACAAGGCCAGGCCCAGGCTGCTGGTATAGCAGGTCAAGCACAAGCAATAACAGGCACACTTCAGAATATCACAGGTGCCTTTGGTGCATTTCCTAATCTATTCGGTGGACAGACGTCGGCCCCAGTTGTTTCTAATTTATCACAACCAGCGGCGGCGGTTCCTCCTGGTCAACCTGCTCCAGTGGTTGACTTAAGCAGTTTCGGACAATAGGTGTATCATGGCAACATTTGACCCAGTAAGCTCGTTTCAAGCAGGTAGACGCGGCGCTTTACAAATACAGGCAGCGGAGCAAGATGTTGCTCGCGAACGTACAGCTGCGCCTATTAGAAATCAATTAGCTGAGTTACAATTAGGTCAAGCACAAGTTGGTGCTCAACGGGGAGAAACACAGTTTGGCCAACAACAGGCATTGCAACGCATGACTATTTTTGGTCAGGCAGCGAGAGCTTTGCGCGGTTTACCTTTAGAACAGAGAGACGCAGCTTTCACTGCCATAGAGCCAGAACTTGAAAAATTTGGCATACCAGCAGGTACGTTTGCAGCAGGTACATTCACAGACGAGAATCTTGATCGAGCTATTGCGCAATCACAAGCATTTGCTGCTGATCCTGCAAAAGCAAGTGCTGACTTCACATTAAGCCAAGGCCAACAAAGGTTCGGTCCTGGTGGAGAGCTTATTGCGGAAGTAGCGCCGCGACCAACAGCGACAACACAAACACCAGCGGTGAGAGAGCAAGCGGTTATACCACCATCATTAATAGCTGATTTACCAAGTAATCTAGCGCAACAGGCCTCTGATGCATTTACAGTTGCTGGTGGAGGTACGGATGGATTAAAGGCTGCGGCTCAAATTATTGATAAAGGTAGTGAACAGCAACGAAGATTAATATCACCCCAAATAATACAGACTAGTTTTCCAAAAGCGTCCTCAGCAGAATTAATTCAATTACAATCCGCTATGGATTCAGCCAAAACTACCGAAAGCGGGTTAAAGGAAGCGGGAAAAGTACGAACAGAGCAACGCAGACTTAAAAAAGCTCAAGTTTTTCAAAATCGTGCTATTGAGTTGTTAGACAATATACTTAGTAATGAAGAGTTAAATGATGTTCTTGGTTCGGTTGAAGGCACTGATGCTGGTTTCTTGTTTGGTGAAAAAATAAGAAGTGATCGCGAAGCTGAAGCGATAGCAGATATTCAAGAAACTGAAAGTTTATTAACAGCAGATAATTTATCTCTAATGACTGGTGTTTTAAGTGAAACTGATATTAAAATTATTAGACAATTGGCCGCTGGTGCGTTAATTAGAACAAGAGGCGAAGCTAGATTTATTAAGGATGTTACATCTTTAAAAGATCGATTATCTTCTCAATTAGTTCAAACTGCTGATGATACTGCAACTGATAGACAAGGGGGAGCGCAACAATTACCCGCAACTCCTCCGAGTGGTCGCCAAGGTGGGCAATTAATGACAGATGCGCAGGGTAACAGAGCGTTTGTTTTCCCAGATGGCACATTTGAAGAGGTGCAGTAATGGCTTTTGATCTCGCTACAGCAAAACCTATTCAACAACAGCCCATTGGTGGTTTTGACATATCAACAGCTCAACCCATCACACAGCCTGATTTCGTTGGCGCTGCTGTTATTGAACCAGTTAGAGCTATAGTTTCTGGTGCCGGTAGGGCCATCACCGGTGGTGTCGCTGGTATTTTTCAGGCATTAAATCCATTTGCCGAAGCAGGCGCAGGAGCTGAAACCGTTAAGGAATTCCAAGAGGGAGCATTTCAGCCAACAACAGAGGCAGGAAGACAGGGTTTAGAGGCTCTTGGTGGATTGGTTCAAAAAGGGATTGATATTGCGAATTTCCCTATATCCGGTATTGCCGGTTTAGTTGAACTTATTAGCGGTCAAGGACTAGATCAAGCGGTAGCAACAATTAAATCAACTCAAGAACGAGGAATTTCAACGACAGCTGGTCAACGAGTATTTGAAGAAACAGGAAGCCCATTAGCGGCAACTATTGCAGAAGTTATACCTACGGCTGCGGTGGAATTGTTTGCACTTAAAGGTGCTGGAGCAGCAACGAGAGTGGCTGGTCGAGTCGCGCCTGTTGCTAGACAAGCTGCGGCAACGGCAGGACAGGTAATAAGCGAAGTAGGCGAGGTTGTAACACCAATTGCAAAGGCTATATTTGATTTCCAGACACCAACAAAACAACGCATTGCGAAACTATTAGAAGAAGGTTCAACCGACATAGAAACAGCAGGGTTTAAATTAGCAAGACCTAGCGTTATTCGCGGCGAACCTAAAACAGGTCTTGAAAGTTTATTGGATGTCGGAGGGGCACGAGTAGAGGCCGCGCCATTGGAAGTTAACGCCATAAATCAGGGCTTTGATAAAGGGGTTATTGCTGCCTTAAAAAATGCCACAAGAACTGATAAAAATAAAATGCTCCAAATGGTTAATATTATGGAGCGAGGCAAGAAAAATAAAGTGTTTGCAATTACCAACAGACCTAGCGATATTGCTGGTGACACGCTAATGGATAGATATAGAGCTGTCGTTGCTGGTAATAGAAGTGCTGGTAAAGAGCTTGATACTGTCGCTAAATCATTAAAGGGTAAGCAAGTTGATAGTTTACCTGCTGTTCAGACTTTTATAGACGATTTAGAATCTATGGGAATAACTTTAAACGGTAATCTAAAACCTATATTCAAAGGTTCAGATATCGAAGGTAAAAGCCCTGAAGCTAGAACAGCACAAAGCATCATAAAAACAACAATCGAAAGAATGACAGACACTAAAGCACCTGATGCATTCGATATACACCGCCTAAAAAGATTTATTGATTCTCAGGTTACATTCGGAAAAACAAAGGCTGGCTTACCTGGTGGTTCAGAAAGGATTTTAAAAAATCTTCGTAGAAACTTAGACGGTATATTAGATGAGACATTCCCCGACTATAATCGGGTAAATATTAAATTCTCAGAGACCATTAGCGCCATTGATGCTCTACAGGATGTTGCGGGTAGGAAATTAAACTTAACTGGTCCTAACGCAGATAAGGCCGTTGGTACTCTGTTAAGGCGATTAATGAGCAACGCTCAGTCCCGAGTTAGATTATTAGATTCAGTGGGTGAGATTGAATCCGTAGCTGCTAGGCATGGGGGTACTGATTTGCCACGAATTACAGGTATATCCACAGGTAAAGACGATCTACTAACTCAAATACTTTTTGTTGATGAATTAGATGCGGTTTTTGGCCCAGTTGCCAGAACTTCATTCCAAGGCCAAATAGACCAAGCGTTAAAGCAAGGTGCTGGCGCTGTAACAACTAAAGCTGGGGCTATTGATGTTGCTCTTGGTGCTGTTGGGAAAGTAGCCGAGAGAGCGCGAGGAATTAACGAGGCTGGTGCATTTAAAGCCATTAAAGAACTATTAAAGGAAAAGAAGTGAGCATAAATACGTGGTTGGCATTAATTTTTACAGGCTTTATATTGTCTCCAGGAATAGGTTTATCAATGGTTGGACTTTATTTATTTAATTATTCGACAGCAATCATTTTTGAAGTATGGGCAAAATATCATAATGGAGGTTGTGAATAATGGCTAGTTTTTCAGTAATGTCAGATGTGCCGAATCCTGTATTTGACAGTAATGGTAATCCATTTTCAGGAGCTGTTTTAAAAGCTTTTTTGCCAGGAGGTACAACGAGCACATCCATTGCCATAGATGAAGATGGAGGAAGTCCACAAGCATCCATAACCTATAATGCAGCGGGTAAACTAGAAGTTACCGGAAACGAAATACTTCCATATATCGATAAAAAACATAAATGGGGTATTTTTGCCAATGCCACTGATGCAGCGGCCAACACTCCTTTTTATATGGGTCCATTTGATAACGTACCAAGACCATCAGATGAGAATAATATAGATAACACAATCAGCAGGCTAAACCCAGCAACGCTGGCAATATGGCAAGCTGACACATCGGCGGAAGTTGGTGATGTTGTTACTACAAAGGAGCGTTCAACAGGGAATGGCGGCGGGGCGGCTGGTGATGTTATATCAGGCACAGGCACAGCAAACGGAAAAACCATAGTTGCCCATGGTAGTTTGTCTTTAAGTTGGGTATTAAAAAAAGACATAAAGAAAATAGATTTATCTGTTCTTGGTTACACTTATGGTGCTACCGAAGACAAGCAACCATTCATGGATGAGTTTTTAACTTTTTTTAACGATCTGGGTGCAACCTTAGAAGCTAGCAAGGACACATTTATTGCAAACCCAGCTTGGTTAAATGCTGTTCCTAAAAATGTAAATTTCAATCAATTAGAGGGTTTTAAGACCACTGCTAATATTCCTAATACACAATCAAACTTCGATGAAGGTAATGCATTAATTAATTTGCGTGGCACTCGCGGCGTTGCTTCAACTACAGTAACAGCACCTATTCTCAAAGATAGTAGCACCATAACCGTTGCTTCAACTACTGGAATAGTAGTTGATGGGTTTCTTGAGTTAAATTTACGAGAACAAACTGTTGACGGTATTAATGTTATAAGTCGCCAAATTGCAAGATTAGTTAGAGTTTTAGCAATATCGGGATTAGATGTGACAACTGATTTTGTTTTTCCTTTTGGTATGACTTTCAGCGGTGGCGGTTCAGCTCAAACCGTTTTCACTGACATTGATCCAGCGAGAGGTTGTAGTGTTGATTTTGAATATAATGATATCTCAACTTTTACAGCTAACGTCGATAGTGGCACAATTTCAGCAGATCGCGATCATTTAACCATGGGTGTTCATTTATTTCATGCATACGACTGTAAAGTAAGTTTGACTGCTGATGGTATTAAAAATACTGCCTTAAATACAACCTTCGCCAACGCTTGCACGTTCCCACGCGCTATAGGTATTGATGCTGATATATTCGGACCTAGTGAAGGTTATTTGGTTAAGGTTACGGCTTCTCATAATTGTAACGGCGGTTCGTTGAGAGGTAATGGATTAAGGCATACACTTGATTTTAGTAATGCTGGTTATTGCACGTTTGATGAAGTATTTGATTCAAATAGTGAAGTTACCGGTCTGACAACTCATGGTATATCGGAACATAATATAAGGATTAAGACTTATAACGGAGTAACGATAGGTATTGCTGAATCAGGCAGTGAATTTGGCTTCCATTCTCAAGATATTTTTATTGATCACATAGAATGTGAAACATTCTTAGCCGGTTATGTTGAACGTTTATTTGTTGGTCCAGGTAACATATCCACTAATATGAATGTTCGTCGTGGTGGTGAATATAAAATTAAAGCCAATATAGGATTACTCGATATTGACGGTCGAAACGGTAGACCAGGCGCGTTAGTTAGCCAAGGCGTTACGCATTTTGATGGCACTATACAAAAGTACGATGTTATTGGTATTGATTATTTACGTTTTGTAAGAAGCAGAATGCTGGAGAACGTATCAGACCAATCAACAATTGATGATCTTCTAGAAGGAAGATATATGGATATTGATAACGTAGGTCATATTCAACAGATTACTGACTCTTGCAGAGAAATAATTATTAACGGAGGTCAATTTAACACTGAAGGACTATCTTTGGTTGGGTCTTATTTCTCAACTACCAGATTAGAAGGTGGAGACTTAACTTTAACTTGGGGTGGTGCTTGTAAGATTTTAGGTAATGGCACTAGTGCTGCTACATCATTAAGAATGTTACAATTTCAACAGTTCAATGACAATGGCGTTAATAAGATTTTAATTAATATATCGGGTAATACTATTGATGAAACTCCAGTGGATGCTGCAAGCGTAAATGCAGGGGTCTATGATATTGATTCATTTTCGACCCGCGCTAATTTACGTAGAAACGCAGCTATATTAGTCGCTGGTTTTGTTACCAGCGATGATACTGATATTACTGTTTAATGCCATTTTAAATAGTCATCACGATAATCCATCTCGTCAGCGGCTCCGTGAATCGAATTCCAGTGCTTTTTTAGATACCTGGATAGATCATCAATGTCAGTCGGTAAAGCTTCACGTTTCATGAATAGGCGCTGTCTAGCCATAAAAACGTTGTATTGTAAGTCACGAAGTAGAAGTTGTGCTGACGGCCTGATTTTCTTATCGTATTCGAATTTACTAATAATGCCTAGCAATACTGCGTTTCTCCAAATAGAATCGCCATGCCTCCAGGTACTGTTGTGTGTTGTCGGCTCCATGCCAATCCAACCAAGAGCCGGACCTTTTTTTTGTTTTAAAAAATGACCACGTAGTGATTCATGTGCCCATATTAACAATATTGCATATTCACCGGACATACCGTGAGGCATTCGCTTTAAGAACGGTACAATTACCAGATCAGTTAGTTGTTTTTTGTTCATGATTAAATCGCCTTTTTAAGTTGACCATTGATTGAATCTCTAACCATTTCCGGTGTACAACTACGATGTTTATCGCAGAAGTCAGCCATCAATTGAAAATCTGGTTTAGTCTTTTCAGGGATCCATATAGTCATTTTTATTAAACCTTTAGCTTTCTTTCGTGCCTCATATTCTGAGTTCCTGCTCATAGTTGAATCCTTAATTTGTCATCAGTGACGGTCTATCTATCAGTTATACAGCAGGCTAGGATGGTTGTTAATTACTTTCTGTACACACTATCAATTAAATCAATAAAATTCTGAATAGATTTGAGTTGTTCAAGTTCATATTCGTCTAATTCAATATGTAATGCATTTTCAACATCCATTACAATTTCCACACAATCCAGTGAATCAAGATAAAGGTTGGCAATTGTTCGGTCAGGAGTGACGTGTTGAGGTAATAGACCTTGCTGTTTAGTAATCACATCAGTTACAACTTCAGTAATTTTATCAATAGTTAGACCATGAATCACTTCATCGGTGTAATCTATATTGTTTTCATCCAAACATATCTTATAAAATTCATTACCAACCGTACCACAAGCTAATACGATAACCACCAATACAACTACTACAATCATGACAATATCACTTGTTATCATAAATATTCTCCATTAATTAAATACTTTCACCAAAAAACCTCACTTAAGAGGTATTGGGAAAAATTAAAGGCTCGAATATGTATCTACCCCGAAGGGTCATTGATGGTTACTTACCTTAAGTATTCCTAGAGGCTTGCCCCCTGCGTTTACATTGTCTTATCCTCTGATGGTTGATATCTAATATTTTGGCACCTTAAAGCCCCAATGCAGGGGCTAATAATTACTTATTATTCCAGCGATTAGGTTAAATTAGGTTTTTTTCAAGATTATTTAATAAATTGTGAATTTGATCAGCTTTTTTAGTAACCATACCTGGCAATTCATCTAATACACGTACCAACGATTCAGGTGATGGTACTTGTATTGAATCAACTGGGCAGTTTGATTTTTCTGATTCGTCTATGCGCATGATTACACCTAACTTATCATTCAATTCACATATGTGTTGATGAATATCTATGAGTTGACTATGTATCTGCATTAAATTAGCGTATTTAGGTGTTGTCGTTGCTTCGCACATCGTTGCTTCACTAAAATTAGACATTATTTATTCTCCAGTTGTTTTAATCGAACTTGCATGTCATGGATTTCATCTTTCTGATTTGTATAGGCTTGCGATGAATCAGTGTACTGTAAAGTTTGTCTCGCCTTTTTAATATCGGCGCGTAGCAAAACCATTGCACTATCTTCACCGCCGATGGAATCCCAATATACTTTCATTAAAGCTTGAGTATCGGCCATTGCGTTATGAGCACCATCAAATTTTTTACCAGAGAAATGCTCATATGCTTCTTGTAACGTAGGGGTTTTAAATTTCCCTTTAGTTTTGGCTGGACATTTAACAATTGGTTTGGCTAACATCATGGCACAATGAAAGTTATCTTTGATAGCCCATTTATCTATAACTTCATCGGTGCTGTATCGTTTAGTCGCGATACGAATTATCCGTTGATCGAATGTTCTGTTATAGGCAACTCTGTCTGCATCGCCGCACAATTCTAAAAATTGTTCTAATGCCTGTTTTTCTGGGATGCCCACTTCTAATGCCATCTCATTTGTGATGCCGTGAATGTCGATAGTTTCTTGGGGAATTTCCCAACCATCAGGTTTAATAATAACGTCCATCGTATCGATAATTTCGCAAGTATTAGCGTTACACAGGATAGCGGCCAATTGAACTAGATGTGGTTGATTCTCACCGCCTGATGGTTCTTTCCACACGGGTAGAAATTGTGTTTCAGTATCGAAGAATAAGTTTTTTTTCATGATATTTCTCTATTTTGATTAATGTGGTGGTGCTGTTAAGGTTTTTACAAATCCGCTAGGACATAGATTTGAGGATCAGAGTCTTAGTTTCTAAGTTTAAATTATTAACAGCACCATAATTTGTTAACGCTTGCTGGCTCTTGCTTTTGCCATGTTGCGTTTTGTGGCAATACGTTTAAGCCTTGCTGCTCCCGAACATGTATTACCATTACGGGTTTTCGATGGCTGTCGGGTTTTTGGTGGTTTACTGATTTTAATTTCTGGCATTCTGATTCCCAACGCCAGTGCTACTGCTCTAAATCTTCCTGAAGTTTTCATACTATTTATCCTTCATCTCTGGTTGTGTAAGGCACTAGGCCAAGCAGTAATGCTGAAGCAATTTTATCTGCCTGTTCATTATAAATGTTAGTGTTTTGACATAGCCAAACAACTATAGC